GGGTTTGTCTACTGGGCATTCACTTGGGGCGAGGCGGAACTCATCAACTCACCTGGTCCCGAGCCTTGGCAGGTTGATATCCTCAGCCGCCTTGGTGAAGGCTTGCTCAGCATTGACGAAGCTATTCGCCTAGCAGTGAAGTCCGGTCACGGTATCGGCAAATCCGCGCTGGTGGCATGGATCATCCTATGGGCTATCTCCACCATGGAAGACACTAAAGGAGTGGTCACGGCCAACACCGAGAACCAGCTGAAGACTAAGACATGGGTTGAGGTCGCCACTTGGTATCGCCGGTTCATCGGTAAAGAGCTGTTCAAAATGACAGCCACTGCCATGTTCTCGACTGATCCGGAGCACGCAGCTACTTGGCGTATCGATATGGTGCCATGGAGCACTAAGAACACCGAAGCCTTTGCGGGTCTACACAACCAAGGCAAGCGCATCCTAGTAATTTTCGATGAGGCCTCAGCCATTGACGATCTGATTTGGGAAGTGACCGAGGGAGCGCTGACCGATAAGAACACGCAGATTATCTGGTGCGCCTTTGGAAACCCTACCAAGAACTCAGGCCGTTTCCGTGACTGCCACGACGGAGGCAAATTCGCCAAGCGTTGGAACAGCCTCACCGTAGATAGTCGCCTTGTATCTTTCACCAATAAAGGGCAGATCAAAGAATGGGTTGACGATTACGGAGTGGACTCAGATTTCGTGCGTATTCGTGTGCGCGGCCTGTTCCCTCGCGTGGATGAAAACAGCTTCATATCCCTTGACCTTGCCATCGAAGCCACCTCCCGCCCAATCTACCCTAGCATGGATGAGCCTATCGTCATCGGAGTTGATGTGGCGCGTTTCGGTTCGAATAACACTGTACTCTACGCACGTCAGGGACGCAACGCTCGCACACTCCCTATCAAAGTCTTTAACGGCCTTAGCACTATCGAAGTCGCTCAAGAGGTTGTGTTGATGATGAACGAGCTCGGCGCTGCCATTGCCTTTATCGATGAGGGCGGAGTTGGCGGAGGCGTACTAGATAACTGCCGCCACATGCGCATCCCATGCCAAGGCGTACACTTTGGAGGTAAGGCCACGAACCTGAACCTCGAGCGCGGCGTGAAGTATAAGAATAAGCGGAGTGAAATGTACGGAGCTGTACGGGACTTCCTGAAAGAGGGAGCGATCCCACTGCGCATACGTGGTGTAGAGATTGAGTTTCCTGAGGAGCTGTCCGGCCCTACCTATTCCCTTAACGAGAAAGATCAAATTGTCCTCGAACGAAAAGAGGCCATGGCACGGCGTGGTATTGAGTCGCCCGATGTCGGAGATGCCCTAGCCCTAACCTTTGCTTACCCTGTATCAACTGGGCGTAAAGTGCAGACCGCTAGAGTTGCTAAGAACTATGACCCATTTGCACTTGAAAGGCTATTATAATGAAAAAATCAGCTGCGGCCCCTGTCGCCCCACCACCACCACCTACAGCTCCGTCCTCCGCAGCAGCCCGTCAGAACGGTAACGCTACATTCATGCGCGGCGGTCAATCCTCGTCAAGCGGTGCAGGCTCAGTGGGTCGCGCTTCGCTCGTGAACACCAGCACAGGCGGGATCAAAAAGAAGGCAAGTAATAAGACTAGTCTACTAGGAGGTGGATCATGAAGGTAACTCACGCTGAAAAGAAGCGGCTAAACTCCGTACTGAAGTCCATGTCTTCTCATCGTGAGTCGTACTATGGGCATTGGCAGGAGTTGGCCAACTTCTATCTTCCTCGCAGGTACAACACCCTCCTCAGCGCAACCGAGAAGAAAAAGAACTTCGGGCGCAATCCGTACCTCCTTGACGCGTCTGGCACTCGGGCTGCTAAGGTCCTTGCCGCAGGCATGATGAACGGGATCACCTCCCCATCCCGGCCTTGGTTCAAGCTTCGCGTTCCAGGCGTAGACCCTGACAACGTTAAAGTAGCTGCTTGGGTGGAAGAGGTCGAACGCCTAATGATGACTACGATGGCTGAAAGCAATTTCTATAACGCCCTCGCAGTGATGTACCTTGACCTAGCCATTTTCGGTTCCGCAGCTAACCTCATATACGAAGACAGTGAAAGTGTGATCCGCTGCTACACCCCGACAGTGGGTGAGTTCTTCTTCTCTAACTCGTCCCGCCTCGCCGTTGACACATTCGCGCGCAAGATCAGCATGAATGGTCGTCAAGTTCGCTCAAGATGGCCCAGTAAAAAGGGCTGGCCTACAGCAATGCGGAACAATCCTGAAGATATGGCGAAGGAGCTGGGTAGCACTTACATCGTAAACCACCTCATTGAGCCTATCACCAAGAAGATAGTGGGCGTTCCGTCCTCTCGCCGCTTCGTTGAGTACTTCTGGATTGAGAAAAACACAGAAGATTTCATCCTCGAACGCAGTTCATACGACGAATTGCCTGGAATGTTCCCACGTTGGGACGTCAGCGGCAATGATCCGTACGGCGTGTCCCCTGCTATGGACGCATTGGGTGACGTAATGCAGCTGCAACAAGAGACTAAGGCCAAAGCTCGCGGCTTAGACATGATGATCCAGCCCCCAATGAATGCTGGTATCGAACTTGAGTCCCGTGAAACCGCCCTAGTCCCTAACGGCATCAACTTTGTGAGTGATGTTAACACCCAAGGCATGACCCCAGTGCATAAAGTCGCGCTACCCCTTGGCGAACTCACCGCCGATCTGCAAGATGTACGGGCCTCAATCCGCGAAACTTTCCACAATCCCCTGTTCAACATGATTTCGCAGCTCGACACGGTACGCAGTGCCACAGAAATCGACGCTCGGAAGGAAGAAAAGCTAGTCTTACTCGGCCCTGTGCTAGAGCGCTTTGAAAACGAAGGACTCGATCCAGGAATTTCTCGAGTATTCGGCATCATGAACCGCAAGGGACTGCTTCCGCCCCCACCTGAGGAGATTGCTGACACCGATCTAGAGATACAGTACGTATCAATCCTCAGCGTGGCACAACGCGCCATCGCAACAGCACCGACCGAACGCTTCATGCAATTCGTGGGTAGCCTCGCAGCGATCCAGCCTGCCGTAGTAGACCTGCCTAACTTCGATAATCTTGTCCGCGAGTATGGACGGAACATCGGCGTCAGCGCTCAGTCTCTGCAGGATCAAGAAGTCATCGAACAGCAACGCGCGGCCCGAGCTGAACAACAGCAAATGGCACAAGCAGCTGAGATGGGAACACAAGCAGCACAAGCAGCTAAGGTTGCAAGTGAGACAGAAGTGGGAGGCGGTCGAAGCGTCCTGAATGAAATTTTGGGCTGATATGGCCCTTAAATAGTGCTTGCGCTATCCCTTAAACTCATATATGATTGGAGGCATAAAGTATGTATGAGCACGAAAAAGAAGACGCTAGAATATTAGCGAGGCAGAAGGCAAAGAGGGAACGAGTTATTTCCCTCGAAGCCGCAACGATTAAAGACCTAATGGGCACTGCCGATGGACGCGAGTTCGTTTGGAACCTGTTAGAAATGTGTAATGTTGGCACTAATGCTATGAGGCAAACAGATAGGCAAACAGCCTTCGCCCTCGGTGAGCATAATATAGGCCAGCGTATTTTAGCCATGGTAACTGCCCACGCGCCGGAGCAGTATATAACCCTACTCAAGGAGAGACAAAATGGACACAGAACTTGAAACACCCCCAGCAGAAGAACCAGCCGCACCTGCCGCACCTGCCGCGCCAGCAGCCGGTGAAGAACCTGCTCCGGTAACACCACCAGAAGGCGAAGAGCCAGCGCCCGCACCTAAAGAGGGTGAAGACGGTGAAGCTCCTGCCGCAGTGGAACTTGATTTCGAAACTGTTGTTGTACCTGATGGCATGGAGCTTTCAGACGATAACAAAACAACGCTCACTGAGCTTGCCAATTTCCAAGGCACACCGGAAGAGCGCACTGCTAAAATGCTAGAGGCGTCATCCGCCCTACAAGAGAAAATTCAGGCCGACAATTTAGCGGGCTGGGACAAGACACGCACCGATTGGGTAAGCACTGCAAAAGCAGATACTGAAATCGGTGGTGAGGCTTTCGACAATAATTTATTGCAAATCGATCAGGTTATCGAAAAGTATGGTAATGCCGAGCTTCGGGAAGTATTTGATGCTACCGGAGCTGGAGACCATCCTGAGATGATCCGTTTCTTGCACAAGATTGCTGTTGATATCGGCGAGAGCTTACCAGTCGTTGGTGAAACTCCTGCAAATGACACTTCAACCACGGAACAGCGCATGTTCCCAACAATGAAATAGGAAAAGACTATGGCTGTAAAAAGCAATCTTAATCCAACCCTGCTCGACTTTACGCAGAGCATGGATGAGTCCGGTAACATCGGTGATGTGGCGGAAATTCTAACTGAGACTAATCCGATTTTGGAAGACATGACTGTAGTTGAGGGCAACCTTATCACTGGCCACAAATCCAATATCCGTACAGGTCTTCCAACACCTACATGGCGTAAGCTATATGGTGGCGTACAGCCGTCTAAAGGCACAACTGCGCAGATCACTGATTCTTGCGGTAACCTTGAAGCCTACGCTGAAGTTGATAAGGCATTGGCAAACCTTAACGGTAATGCTGCTGCCTTCCGCCTGCTCGAAGATCGTGCCCACATTGAGGGTATGAATATCGAAATGGCTGAAACAACTTTCTTCGGTAACGAAGGCGTTGAACCAGAAGCATTTACAGGCTTCGCACCTCGCTACAATACAGTGAACACAGCGAACGCACAAAACGCTCGTAACGTGATTGATGCTGGTGGTACAGGTTCGGACAATGGTTCTATCTGGTTGGTCGGCTGGTCACCGTTGACTTGCTTCGGTATCTTCCCTAAAGGTTCAAGCGCAGGCTTGCACATGAATGACCTTGGTGAAGTAACCATGGAAAATGTAGACGGCAACAATGGCCGTATGCAAGGCTACCGGACTCACTACCAGTGGGAACTCGGCCTAGTGGTTAAAGACTGGCGCTATGTAGTCCGCATCTGTAACATCGATCGTTCAGAGATTACTGCGGATGCATCAGGTAGCTCGGCTAACCTGCCGAACCTACTATTCCAAGCCTCGCGCATGTTCCCTAATATCAACATGGTTCGCCCTGCGTTGTATATGGATCGTGATATTGAGACAAAGCTATTCCAGCAATTGTCCAATGCGACGAAAAACGCGACCCTCGTAACTGAAGAAGTTGGCGGCAAGATGGTAACTCACTATCAGCGCATCCCTCTTCGCCAGTGTACTGCGTTGGAAGCAAATGAAACTCGTGTAGTGTAAGGAGCTCACAAAATGATTATTGACTCACGCACAGAATTTGCTGACGCAGAGGCGCTCAGCACTTCTACAGGACGCGGTCTAGTAGGCGATGTTATCGACCTAGGCGCCGCTAACCCTGCCCTCGGCCTAGCACAAAACTTGTTCCTTGTTGTTCAAGTTGCTACGGCCCTCACTTCCGACGGCTCCGCCACAGTGGATTTTGAATTGGTATCTGACGCGCAGGCTGCAATCGCAGTTGACGGTTCAGCCACGGTTCATGTCGCTACAGGCGCTATGGCAATCACAGCTTTGGATGCTGCTGGCGACGAGGTACTTATCGTTCCTCTGCCCGCACGTGCAAACTATGAGCGCTATCTCGGTCTCATTGCAAACGTAGCTACGGCTGCCCTAACTGCTGGTGCAGTTGACGCCTTCCTAACGACCTCAGTGTCGGCGTTTAAAGCGTACCCAGGAGTCAAGTAAATGACAGTTGAACTCCTCAAGACTGCTTTCGTTAATGGAAAGCGTATTCGACCTGGAATTTACGATGAGTTGCCGAAAGGCTACAAACCAAAGCTTCCAGGTGCGTATCGTGTGATCGATGATAACTCAGGCCTACCATCGCCTGAGGAGCAAGAATTGGACGCTGCGCCGTTAACGTCGAAAGGTCAGAAAGCTCCAGCGCTTGATGAGTTCGGCGAGCCACTAACAACTAAAGGGGAATAGGACTATGGCACAGGACGTTACATCTATTTACAACATCGCACTGAGTTTAACTGGTATTAACTCTCCTGTGTCTGCCCCTACTGAGCGGTCTCCTGAAGCTGAGATTTGCACAACCCACTACGAGTTAACGCGTAATTATGTTTTTGGTATGGCCCACTGGCCCGAGCTTAAAGGCTTCAACTCTATGGCTTTATTGGCTAGCCGTACAGATGGAGTTGCTTGGACTGCTGGTGACCCCGAGCCAGGCTGGAAATATAGTTACGCGTTTCCCTCTAACTGCATACGCCCCCGCTTCCTAGCGGATTACTCATCCTTCACTACTGGCGGAACGGATGATGCACGACACCTCTACACTAATAGTCAGTCCCCAATTCTTATCTTTACTGAAGAACGCGAGAACGCACAGAACTGGTCTAACGATTTGTACATGGCAGTTATCTACGCTCTGGCTGCGGCGATCGCCCGTCAGTCCACTGGTAAGCGCGCACTAGCAAACGACCTCAATGTGAAGGCCGATAACATTGTTAGGCAGATGCGAGCTAACTCGGCCAATGAAGAATACACACAAGTTGAAACACTTCCAGACTGGATCACAGTCCGAGGTTTTAGCAACATTCCTACCACACGCTTTTTCTATCCCCTCAATAGCTATCTAGCTACATCGAATGGACTTATTAAATGAGTGATGACCTTATTCAATTCGCGTTCACAGCGGGTGAGCAATCACCTAAGCTGGAGATGCGCGGTGATTTTGAGAAGTACGGTTTCGGCCTGAGCCAAGCGCATAACTGGTATGTTGATTTCCATGGTGGACTGAACACACGACCTGGTTTCGAGGGACAAGAGATTATTCAGGACATTGAACTCGGCGTGAAGCTGATCAAGTTCCAGTTCTCCAACGAACTCAGCAACAGCTATGTCATCATCCTCACTGACGATCGTATTCGGTTTACGCAGTCTGGCGCATACGTGCTGGAAGCGTCAAAGACTATCGCGAGCATATCGCAGTCCGCGCCTTACACGGTAACTACTGATGCAGTGCATGGCTACACCACTGATGACATGGTAAAGATTTCCCTAGCTGGCGATCTGAGCAACGGCAAT